GGGAGATCCGGAAGGACCGGGAATGGAGATTTTGCCCTTAACAAGTCTTAACGACAGAGGATTTAGAACTTTTTGTTTCAATCCTATATCAGGATTTAGACCAGAGTTTTTTGACATCGATATTATCAATGTGTATCAAGATGTCAAATGGTATTTTCCTAAAATGCGGCCTGGGCAATTGCTAACGACTCCATTATCTGCAGGTCCAAAACCTTCCTGTGCATTTTTTGTAAAGGAAGTCAGTCGTCAAAGCGAACTGGTCGATTACAGTAAATGTTGGTAATATGGGCAGACTTACTCCGGGATCAACCTATGTGTACGAGCGAGTAAACGGCACAGTGTATGCTCGTGAACAAGGTGCTGATCCCAGTACTAGATTTGAGATTGGATATGAATACGATCCGGTTAGTGGTCATAAAATTGATTATGATAAACGCACCTCCGACGGTCGTCCGGTATTTGAACAAATAAGAGAAGATAAACTGTGGGGAGAAATTAGACGTGCCGCAAAAACCAATCCCACTATACAAGGAGCACTAGAACGTGCTAAAATAGACTATTATCTCAGCAAAGAATACGAGGAACGATATGGCCGCAAAACTTGATATTAATTCAGAATTACGAAATATTAACAGACGCAATCACGGATTTTATGATAGCCTCGATGATGATGTTAAGAAAGCATTTAGTCCTTACATCTTGATGCGCTATGTATCAAATCCGCAAGATGTTGATCCAGAAACTTACGAATTTATTTTAGACCGAGTAAATGATCTAGTTAACAAAGACCACTGGATATTAAGCAAAGGGCATAAAGGCATGTTATGGAAATTATTTGCAAGTTGTGGTACAGGCATGGATATTCGATATCAGTATCTTAAACTAACAAGCAAATCGTCAGCCAATAACAAAACAGAAAAATTATTAGCAGAAATATACCCTGCCATGAAAATGGAAGATATTAAAGTATTGGCTAGTCTAATGAATAAAGACGATCTTAATGAATTGTTTGATAATTTAGGATTTGATAAAAAACAACGAAAGGAATATACATGAAATTTCGTAAGAAACCAGTAGTGATCGAAGCAGTTCAATTTACATACAATGAACAAGGTATGATTGCTGTCAAAGTATTTTGCGGATCAGCGTTAGGCAATGTTAGCAAAGCACGACATCCTAATGCCAGGGCCGAAGCAGAAATTGGCACACTCGAAGACGGTGTCCATCTAACTGTCAAGCATATTGCTACAGAAGGCGATTGGATCATCAAAGGTGTACAAGGCGAGTTCTACGCTTGTAAACCAGATATTTTTGAACAAACTTACGAACCAGCAGAATGATTAAATTAGAAGCACAACCTTTTAATTGCACACATTGCGGCAAGGCTTTTATGAAAGAAAAGACCTTGTTTGCTCATATGTGCGAATCTAAAAGACGTGCGATGCAGAAAGATGAAAAGCGAGTCCAGAGTGGCTTCTATGCTTTTAACCAATGGTATAAAATACGCGAAGGTAGTCAAAAGCAAAAGACATACGAGGAATTTTGTAAAAGTTCGTACTATAATGCCTTTGTTAAGTTTGGAAGTTTTGTCAATAATGTAACACCTATACATCCTGAACGTTTTATTGACTATGTAATACGCAGTGATGTAAAATTAGATCACTGGTGTCGTGATGAACTGTATGAAAAATACATTGTTGAAATGTTAAAGACTGAACCAGTGGAGTCAGCAATACAACGTAGTCTACAGCACATGATGGAATGGGCTGACAACAGTGGTGCCAGTTTTGAGCATTATTTTTTATATGTTAATTTAAATAGAGCAGTAAACGATTTACGTAATGGATATATTAGTCCTTGGATATTATTGTCATGCAAAGGCGGAAAAGAATTATTAGCCAAGTTTAATGACGAACAGTTAGAACTTATCAGTGTAGCATTTGATCTAGCACATTGGATACGTAAATTGCGAGATCAACCAGGCGATAAAGCACTGGTCGAAGAAGTTTGTACAGAAGCAGGAATACAATGACACAATTAACAGGATATGTAGAAAAAGGGTGGGGCAGCGAATTTATTTTTGCCACCAACGATAAGTATTGCGGAAAACTTTTAAAGTTTAATACTGGTGCAAAATTTAGTATGCACTTCCATAGTGTAAAGGATGAAACCTGGTATGTCTTTGATGGCAAGTTTAAAATTATTGTAATCAATACTGCTAATGCCAGTCAAACAGAATATGAATTAGTTGGAGGAATGACTTGGCACAATCCTCCATTATTGCCTCATCAGGTAATTTGTTTAGAAGCAGGTACAATTATTGAAGTTAGTACTCCTGACTCAGTTGAAGATAATTATCGTGTAGGAAAAGGCGATAGCCAGAAAGGTTAATATGTATAAAACAATTTACACCGAAGTTGCAGTAGATGTCAACTTATCAGAATTTGACACAGATGATTTAATTAAAGAATTAGAAAGTCGTGGTGCAGGTGCAACTGACTACAGTGATGGTAAAGAAGTACTACAGTCCATTTACGAAAAACGTAGACTTGGACAAGATTACCAACAAGAACTAAATCGATTCATCTGGGCCGTACTAGGAAAAATAGTGTGACAACAGTAATGGTTAACGGCACATTTGATGTGCTACATCCGGGACATATTGCTTTATTAAACACAGCACGGAGTTATGGTGATTATCTAATTGTAGCCATTGATACTGATCGGCGTGTTCGAGAACTTAAAGGAGAACAACGTCCTATTAACAATCAAAATGATCGCAGAATTATGTTGTCTGCCCTTAAGTCTGTAGACATTGTCGAATTGTTTGACAGCAAGGAAGAACTAATTAAACTAATGAAAAGATATAAACCAGATGTTTATGTTAAAGGTAGTGATTGGAAAGGCAAGAGTGTCGAAGCCGCAAATTATTGTGAAAATGTGATTTATTATGATAGAGTCGGAAATTATTCAACAACAAACATCATTCAAAGTATTACTAATCGGTGATAGTTGTACTGACAGGTATAATATAGGTAGTGTGGACAGAATAAGTCCCGAGGCTCCTGTACCTGTATTAAAGATAGTCAATACATATGACGTGCCTGGCATGGCCGCTAATGTTAAACTCAATTTAATTAATTTAAATATTGAGCCAGATTTTGTAACTAACACAGACCCTATTACAAAAACTCGATTTATTGATGAACGATCAGGGCAACATTTATTAAGAGTTGACGATGAGCCAAAAGTGTCTGATTGGAATGGTGATACTCCTAAACCTTTATATGAATACGATGCTATCATTATATCAGATTATAATAAAGGATTTTTATCCTATACGAGCATTTTAAGTCTGATTAAAGGTTCTGAGTGTCCTATATTCATTGATACTAAAAAACCAGATCTTAATATGTTTAACATGCCCGATACGTATGTTAAGATTAACGAAATGGAATTTAATAATTCTAGTTCTAGACACGAGAATTTAATTGTTACACTAGGCAGTAGAGGTGCTATGTATAATGGAGAAGTGTACTCAACTAAAAAGGTTGAAGTTATGGATGTATGTGGATGCGGTGATACATTCTTAGCCGCGTTAGTTACTCAATACCTATTGACAAAAGACATAGAAAAGTCTATACTATTTGCTAACGTGGCCTCAGGTATTACTGTACAACACCGCGGTAACTACGCACCATCATACGACGAGATTAGACGTGCCGGATATTGATATCGACTTTGCTGATAGATCAAAAGTACTTGATATAATCAAGCATGTACCTGCGACTATTGACAAGTCTAAGAAACACAACACAGGAGTTTATTGTCATGAAATCCCCCTAAATCCTCTAACACATATGGCTTCTATAGATTATAAAGAAGCAGAGCGGAGAGGTTATTTTAAGATCGATTTTCTTAATGTCAACATGTATCAAGGCATTGGGAACGAGGAACATTTAATTGATTTAATGAATAGAGAACCATTATGGGATCTTCTGGAACAAGACGATTTTTCGAACCTGTTGTTTCACGTAAACGGCCACGGAAGCATTTTGAGGACGATGAAGCCGACGAGTATCAGCCAACTCGCCGCGGTACTCGCAATGATAAGGCCCGCAAAAAGACATCTGGTAGGAAAAGATTGGGACACCGTGATGAAAGAAGTCTGGACTAAACCAGACAGTGACGAATACTTCTTTAAGAAGAGTCATGCAACTGCTTATGCTATGGCAATTGTGGTTCAGATGAATTTGATTTGCGAAGGTATTAGTTACGAATTTTCTTAACACTTCGTACTAATTGAATCGATTTACGTTTGACTCTTTTCTCGGCAATCTCGCTGAGATTGACTATTGGTCCAAATAATACTTCAACATCTTTGGCATTGAATGTTTTTATATAAGGCCTAAAAACGATCATTTCTTCTTTAAGGAAAATATTAATTGGTATTTTCCTGTTGCTTTCCCACCACCAAACATCTCCCATTTCTAAAAATATTTTACGTTCATTTTCTGTACGTATTACATTAAAATCATAGATGCTAGCCACGCTATCATCGAGATTAATCACGATGCCGACGTACTCATTTTCTGTGGTTTTAATACAGGTTATGAATGGAAATTGTTTTTGGAATCCGTCCTTGGGTGTCATTACAATAAATATAGGTATGCAAAATTTACCAGTTTATTTATACCCAAATAAAATCAATCTGCTAGTGGATTTGAACGAAGGAGTCAAAGGAGCCTACAACGTTATGTACCAACGCGAAATAAAAATACAAAAAGGACTTAAAAATAAGGTCCAACTTCAGTTTAAAAACTCCGACCAAAAAGCCGTAAGAATTCTTGCTGTAACAACTACTTCTAATTTTGTTTCGTCAAATACCTTTGTTCTGGCAGTAAGCAATACTTCATCGATTGCGTTAGGGATGACCCCGTCTATTAATTCTACTTTGACTTATTTTCAAGCAGGTACTTATGTATCAGAAATAGGATCCGGTACAGTTACAATAAACACACAAAATCCGGTATATAATCCGGATATTGATCAATTCCTAAGCCCGTTACTGCTAGATATTAATACCGGAACACACATTAAATTTAACAATAATTTTACTTTCAATATGTTTGACAGCATTGATAATAGTCTGTTAATTTCCAAATCTATTGATATTTTAGATGATGGAGTTACAACTGCTACTCGAGGATATGCTTTACTTACATTAACCGAAACTGACACTAGACCATTAAAACCTACAGCATACTCTTTTGGAATTACACAGGTCGACGGAGAAGGTGCATATTTAGCAACATACTCGAATACCTACTACGGTGTTAACGGAACCCTACATCTAACTGCAGATATGTTCCCAACACCAAAGCCTACTGTGGAAATTTACAAATGGCAACTGTACTATAATAGTAATACACTGAGATACAATTTTTATACAGGCAATCTCCGTTCTTATCCAGAGCAAAATCAAGTTACAACACTGGCATTGTACCTGAATAAATTCAAGGGTACAATTTTGATACAGGCAACATTGCAAAATGATCCAGGCACGTTTGCAAACTATGCTACTATAGCAACACTAACATATACAACTCCTACAACTGAAGTTATCTATCAGAACGCTGTAGGCAGTTGGAGTGATGTTCGTGTATTATGGATTCCAGATAGTGACGGCGCTAGTAACTATTATAGTCCACAAATGCCGGGTAATCCTACTCCCGGTACGGAGTATTTTCCTTGCGGTAAAGTTGACAAAATCCAATACAGAAGTTAAACTTGCTGTATGAATCTCATACAGACAGCAGTTCAGACAGTATTGCCACCTAAGCGAAAGGCTACTCCTAGCGGCTGGACCAGTTTCAATGCACCATGCTGTGTCCATAATGGAGAACGTGCTGATACTAGAGGTCGTGCTGGTATAATGTTTAAGGAAGACGGATTCCAATATCACTGTTTTAATTGTAATTTTAAAGCAGGATGGAGCCCTAGTAAACTTCTAAGTAAAAACACAAAAAATCTCTTTGGCTGGTTAGGTATGCCAGATAGCGAGATACAGAAGTTAGCATTGTATGCACTTCAAATCAAAGAAGATCGACCTGTCACGAAAGTTAAGATAAATTTAACACTCAAGGAAGTGGCATTACCTGAAATGACAATGTCCTTGATAGAATGGGCTAGAGAGGACCTGCCCGAGGATATGCAAGAACAGTTATTGGCTATATATAACTACCTAATTGAACGAGGTATGGATATAGATTGGTACAATTGGAGTTGGTCTTATGCTCCTGGTTATAGAGATAGACTATTGATACCATTTTATCAAGATAGCAAGGTAGTAGGCTACACAGGACGCAAGATAACAGAAGGCAAGCCCAAATATCTAACACATAGTCAACCCGGATATGTGTTCAATATAGATAGACAGGCTGTTGACAGGAAGTATGTGTTGGTAATGGAAGGACAATTAGACGCCATTGCGGTAGACGGCTGTGCTATTTCTCATAATGAGCCAAGCGATACACAGATAATGAGACTAAATGCACTAGGACGTGAAGTTATTGTAGTGCCTGACAGAGACAAGCCAGGTGCTAAAATGATAGAAACAGCAATTGAACAAGGATGGACAGTCAGTATGCCCGATTGGGGAGAGAATGTAAAAGACGCCGCAGATGCTGTGAAAAAATTTGGAAGAGTGTATACTTTGTTCACAATCCTACATTACAAAGAAACTAACGAAATTAAAAAACAACTACTTAAGAAGAAACTAGAACATGTCGAATTATAACGCAGACCTACAGAGGCTATATTTGGAAATGTTTTTGGCAGATGCTGAAACATTTGTCAGATGTCAAAACATTTTTGATCCGGAGAGTTTTGATCGCAAATATCAAGAATCCGCAAAATTTATTACTGACTATGTAGACCAATATAAAGTCATGCCAGAACTTGATATTGTAAACTCCAGTTGTCAACAAGACTTTAAGTCAGCTCACGATGTTCCTAAAGAGAACTACAGTTGGTTGATGACGGAGTTTGAAAACTTCAGCAGACACAAAGCAATGGAACGTGCGATTCTAAAAAGTGCTGACATGCTGGAAAAGGGCGAGTACGGTCCTGTAGAAAAATTAATCAAAGATGCTGTGCAAATCAGTCTTAACAAAGACATGGGTACTGATTATTTTGAAGATCCCCGTGCTCGTTTGCTAAAGTTAAAAGATAACAATGGACAGATTTCAACAGGATGGCCTAGCATTGATAAGAAACTGTATGGCGGATTCAAGCGTGGTGAGTTGGATATTTTCTGTGCAGGATCGGGCGGTGGTAAGTCGCTGTTTTTAGCAAATATTGGTGTGAATTTTGCCATGCAGAACTTGAATGTAATCTACTTTACATTTGAGTTGGCAGAAGAATTAGTGGGTATGCGTATTGACAGTATGATCACAGGTGTTGCTAACAAAGACATCTTCCGTAATTTAGATGATGTTGAAATGAAGGTTAGACTCACTGGCAAGAAGGCGGGAGGAATCCAGATAAAATACATGCCTTCCGGCAAAAATTGTAATGATTTAAGGTCATATTTAAAAGAATATCAAGTAAAAACAGGCAAAAAAGCCGACATTCTTTTAGTGGACTACTTAGACCTTATGATGCCTCTATCTGTAAAGGTAAGTCCTAGTGATCTTTTTGTCAAGGACAAATATGTATCAGAAGAACTTCGAAATTTGGCCATGGAAACTGGCTGTATTGTGGTAACTGCTTCACAACTTAACAGAAGTGCTGTTGAAGAAATTGAATTTGATCACAGTCATATTTCAGGCGGCTTGAGTAAGATTCAAACTGCAGATAATGTGATTGGTATCTTTACAAGTCGTGCAATGCGTGAACGTGGACGTTATCAAATCCAGTTTATGAAGACACGTTCTAGTAGTGGTGTAGGTCAAAAGGTTGATTTGGAATTTGACGTAGATACCTTACGCATTAAAGATCTTGAAGAAGAAGATTACGGCAGTAATGTACAGTCAAACAAACCTAGTGCTAGTATTTTGGATGGATTAAAGAAGACATCGACTGTAGTAGATCAATCTACAGGAGAAATTACGAATCCTAATGCAGGTATCAGTATTGGCAAAGTTAAGGCAACTTCTAATTCTGCACAGATTAGAGATATTATTAAATCACTAAACTCTGAAAAAGATTAAAACCAATCTGCAACTTTGGAACTGGCAATTAGATCAATTGCCTTTTCCCATTGTTCTTCATTTTTAAAGTTGAATACTGCCTCAATTGTGGCGGGAGCATCTAACCATCGATGCTCTAATTTCCAGGGCGGGAGTCCTTTATATTCACCTTCTAATTGGCCTGCGCCCCAAACACTTACTCCTACACATGCCCTATAAAGTTTAGGACCCACCCCACCCGCAACTGCCGTCATGACACTTAATTCACTGGTAATTCCAATTTCAGGAGTTACCATCACTGTAGATGCAACATGCCAATCTAAACTATGAACAACATGAACACGATGATGATCAACCGGTCCGCCTACATATATTGGTTCAGGATTTGTATATTGTATACCTGTAGAAGACATTACAGTATCTAGTGTAACTTTTGGAGTTGGTTTGTTGACCATAATGCCCCAGGCACCGTCTGATCCGTGTTTGGCAATTAATACCACACTTTTAGTAAAAATAGAATCGAGACCTTTAGGCTGTGCGACTAATATATGTCCCGTTAAATTAAATGAACCTTTCATTGCGATATTTAACTGAATAAATACCTATTATGAATATATTTGAATTTGTTGCACCCATTGAGACGCATCAAGAACTAAATCCTAAACTTTGGACAGGTGATAATCTACGCCCCGAAGTACATAACGCCTTACTTACAATTGCCGCTCAATTTTTTGACTTCCTTAACATGCCTGTAGAAGTTGAAGACATAATCATATCAGGTAGTCAGGCAAACTACAACTATAGTCCTTACTCAGATTTAGATTTACATTTTATTGTAGATTATAAAAAGGTACAGTGTGACATGGAAACAGACGAGTTGTTTGATACCAAACGTAAACTTTGGAAGGAACAACATAATATCAAAATCCACAGTATACCTGTAGAACTATATGTTGAAGATACAATGCAACCTGCAGTCAGTAGTGTGTATTCTTTGCTAACAAGAAAATGGATTAAAACACCCGATCCAAAGGCTGTAGTTTGGGATAAACATCACGTTGTAGACGAAGTGAAGAAATGGACAGAATTTATTGAAACCGCTCTAAAAAGCAACAATCTAGAAGTGTGTCGTAGAGTTAAAGAAATGTTAAGCGTCTATAGAAAAGACGGGTTGGCTAACGGTGGGGAATTTAGTGTTCCAAATTTAGCATTCAAAAGCCTGCGGAATGCGGGCAAGGTTCAAGAACTTATGGATAAAATTGGACAATTATTTGATCGTCAACTAAGCATTTAAGTCAACGACTTTTTGGGCTATCGCGTTATATATACATACAGAGATAATTCTGTATATTAACCAAAAAGGAAATTTATCATGAAATTGATCGCAACCCTAATCGCTTCCGCTTTCGCCGCAACTGCTTTTGCCGCAGAACCTGCCAAGGCTCCTGCTACACCAGCAACTCCTGCTCCTGCTGTAACAGCACCAGCAACCACTGCCGCTCCAGCACCTCATAAGGCTGATAAGAAAGCAGAAGTTAAGCCTGTCAAAAGCCAGCCTGCTAAGGTTGAGCCTGCCAAGGATACCAAAGCCGAAACTGCTAAGAAGTAATCCATTACGAAAGTCTTTAATACTCGGTGGGAGCGATCCTGCCGATGTTATTGATGACGAAGATGTTGCACCTGGATATCGACGTCGAGACTTAGATAGATCAAAAACTCTTGAACCAGTTGATGATTTAAGTGATTATGTATTAGTTAGATTAGCCGTTGCTCGTGCCAAAGCAATGGAAGCATATCGAACAAAATGGCAAACTTAAAGCACACCAAAAGTGTGCTTTTTGTTTTAGAGATAGTATAATTACTAATATGAAAAATACAATACACATTGACATGGACGGTGTTGTCGCCGATTGGGACAGAGCCGCAACCGAATACTTACAATCAGAATTTCCCCTAGATGTAGCAGGCCGTCCAGAAGGTCGTTGGCCACCACACTTATGGGAAGAATTAAGAGTAGCACCTCACTTTTATTACTCATTACCTAAGATGCTAAGAGCAGATGAACTAATGGCACTGGCTATGAGATTTAGAGATGAACTAGATTGGAACTTGGTAATGTTGACTGCTATACCAAGAGGCAATGACGTGTTCGAATCCTTCCATGATAAGATTCGTTGGATGGACAAATACTATCCAGGCATTGAAGTTCACTTTGGCCCATACAGCCAAGACAAACAAGATCACTGCAAAATTGCAGGAGATATTTTAGTCGATGACCGATTAGATAATTGTGAGCAATGGCGTAGTAAAGGTGGTACTGCTGTTAGAGTTACAAAAGATTATCAGTCTGCATTAACAGAACTACAATCAATCTTTGATAAAATAAAAAACTAATTTTCCAGGAATGGGTCTTTCTGTTTTAGAAATAGAAAACCCATTATTTTTAAGCACGTCGATCATTTGTTGCTCGTTCCAGTACCATATATGTTGGACATATCGCCAATGATGTACTCCGGCTTCGATGTAATAGTCCGGAAGATCTATGATAAGACAGGCACCCGATTTTAGGAAATAATTAATTTTAGATATTATTTTCCTAACATCAACCATGTGTTCGAGACTGTCGTGCATGGTTGCAAAATCAAACTGACCTGCTTCAAATGTACATTCTTCGATAGGTCGGCGGACCGTTACTGAGTCATCTCCAATGTCTTTGCCTACTTCAATACCAATACATTTGATTCCATTCTCTATACAAGAATGTACAAATGCACTATTTGAACTGCCGACATCAATCCCGGTCATTCCAGCGGTGATATACTTGTTATAGGCTGTTAGTCTAGTTTCTGCTACAGTTTTATCGTGGGCGTATCTGTCTTTATAGGAAGTATGTCCTATTCCGTGTTGTACTGCTGTATGGTAATCATTCTCGTACCAAGATTTTAGTTTATCTGTATCCCATCCCGGCAAGTACTGATGTGCAGTTCCGCAAGATTTGCAGACTAATAAATCTATGTCAAATAAAGTTTTTTTACTGAATTTATCTGTGTTACCGCATGAGCACTCTTTAATTAAATTATCATCTAGCATTTTAAAAATATTGTATGTTTGTTCTATATGGATAAAAAATTTCGTTGTTATCTAATTTTTCATTCTTGCGTGTTTCAATCATGCAGGTCTTACCCAGAGCAATGGCCAGTCCTGCTGGACTACTTTGGTTACCTATAAACATTTCAGCGGCACTTATTACTCGAGCCATCTCCATGAAGTCAGGTGTTTTATGGTGATACACTTTTACTTTAAATGCATCTTCGAACCACGCATGATCGCTGTCTATACCAATAAAGAAACATTGTTCCAATAATCCCCTATTGATAAAATTGCGCCATGATGGACTATCTAATTCGTTGCCTTCTTGATAGTGATCATTGCGAGCAATTGCAATAGGCTTATTAGGTACTTTTCTAGGTTCACGGCATTCCATCCATGCATACATCTGAAGTTCTTTTAAATTGTCATCTAGATCAATACCTTGACTCCGTGCATACTGATTAGAAAAGTTTCTTGGTATACGACCAACCTGATGATGGCGGCAAACTTCTTCTAGTTCGTGAGTCCAAGATTCCCCATTGTAAACTTCAAACTTATTGATATATGGTTGATGTCGAATTAGTTCTGCAATAACATCAAAATCTTTTTGAGACATACGTCCACTATGAATTCCGGCATCAGGCCATCCTAATTTTTGCTGAATCATGTTGTTCATGTTATGCAATCGAAGATACATATCTCCGCCACCTAACAATTTAACTACAGATAAACTCAAAAAAGTATCGCCTGTAGTACCTGAATGTGTAAAAACATTTTTAGAAGTAGTGTGCATTTGGTCTCACAAAATAACATTCATTCTGGAAAGGTTGTAGATCCTTACGGCATTCGCAAAGGAATGTTTTACCAAGCCCGATTGCTAGACTCAGGCACATGCTTTGACTACCAACAAACTGCTCACACCCGGCAATAACTCTAGCACATTCTAAAACATCATAAGTCTTATAATGAGGAATATGAACTTTAAAAAAGTTTTCAAACCAATCATGTTCGTGATCAAGTCCTACATAAACTGCTACACCCCCGAGTCCTCTATTGAACAAGGCTTTCCAATTATTGGCTTCTGGGTCACAGCCATACAGGTGTCGATTTACTCGATTGACCACAATTGATTTTCCAGGGATTTTAATTGGATTTTTTACAGTCAACCAAGGTTGTTGCATAAAAAAATCAAAGTCTGTTGTTGGATCAATACCTACTGAGCGAGCATACGCAAACGTGTAATTACCCTGTTGCTTGACAATCTCTTTACCGCTATCTTCTAGCGCATAGTCAATATGTTCGCCATTCCATATGTTCCAACTTTTGATATAGTCTTGGCTTTTCATGAAATCTGTAAGCCCATGAAATTGGCGTTCTGTCATTTCACCGGCGTGGTCTCCGGCGTTTGCATTTGGACCAAATGTTTTGCGAGCCATTTCGTCCATATTGTTCAAACGAAGGTAGAAATCACCCCCGCCTAATTTTTTTGTAATGTTTAATGAATAGATCAGATCACCGTGTGTGCCCGAATGTGAGAATGTTGTCATAACTGTTCCTATACCGTAATAATAGCATATTTACGGTATAAGAACAAGCCCGATGTTTAATATAGAGCGTTACCGCCGTTTAGATACCACTTGGTACCGTCCCAATATGCTGGTTTGTTATATCCAGAACCTGTTAGGAAAATTGTAGCACCAGTAGGTGTTCCTGTGAACGATTTGGCAGTTGCAGAGGTCATACTTTGTGGAACTAACCATTGTCCAATCCATGCACTCTGTCCAATACCGACACCGCCTGTCACACGTAGTGCGCCTGTATTAGTGCTTGTAGCATTGGTGGTATTGCTAAAGACAATCTGCTGACTGGTTACGGTAGTAGCATCGCCAGTAAGAGCCATTCTCCATTTGCTATATGGACCACCTGGGCTTGTTGCAGGTTGTACTGTATCAACGCTGATTGTACAATCTGTGCCAGTTTTGGCGGCCAAGTATCCTGCCAAGAAGTAGTAGTTGCCGGCAGGAGCATCAGTGGAAATAAGCCTAATCTTATCCCCTACACCAAATGCATCTTGTCCAATTATTCCAGGTATTGTGGTAAATCTCTGCTCACCTAATACCATACTAAGTGTTGAAGTTGATGTAGTATAGTTGTAACCGATACCTTGTGTTCCGCTAGGACCAGTTAAACCAACTAAACCGCCCATACTTAGATTCCATGCACTTCTATTGGTACCTGTGTTTAATGGGCATGAGTCAACACGAATAGTTACTGACGGTGTTGACGTACTAATGGCAGTAATCACACCATAAAGAGTTTCACCGGTAGTTCCGTCTGTCGGAGTCATGAACACATAGTTGTTTAAAGCATAGGACAACCAAAGATTAGTCACATAAGTAGTGGTATTAATAATTGTGAAGGTTTTGCTGCCAGTAGATAAAGAAACGGTACTATTACTCTGTACATTATATCCAGGACCTGTTGGTCCAGATGCACCTGTCAATCCGCCAGTACCGGTATTTCCTATAGGACCTTGAGGACCAATAACACCTGCAATGCTAAATGTCCAGCGACTAAAACTTGCGCCAAATGTGCTACCTACACTGGTACTAGTTGCCGCATAATCAACATCAATTGTAATAGAAGGAGTTGCTGTGTTAACTGCGGTAATGTTACCTTCCATGAATGTGCTAACAATGCCAGTAGTAGTAACAAGGGCACGAACACGTGGAACACTGAGGCCGTATGCCATTAAGTCATTTACAACAAAAGTTTTAGATCCCGATGTTGTGAGAGTAACTGTCGAACTACTTACCATTGTAGCAAAACCTAAACCAGTAGCACCTTGATAACCTGTAGTCAGTGTGCCCGGCGGCCCTTGGAGTCCTAGTGTTCCAGCAACTTGGAACGCCCAGTTAGTGTAACTAGTTCCAGTTGTTGCGTTTCCTCCTCCTGCTTGATAATCGGCATCAATTGTCAGCGATGGAGTAGTAGTATTGATAGCAGTAATATTACCTTCAATAAAGGATGAAGTAATACCACTTGATGTAATAACCGCACGTACACGACCTACGTTAATGTACGCACCAAGTTGATTAACTACAAATGTTTTTCCACTACCTGTGCTGTATGCAACAGAACTGTTACTGGTCATTCCACCGTAGCCCATACCAGTGGCACCTGTTGAACCAAGTGGACCTGTCGAACCTTGTGGTCCTACCGAGCCAGTAGCACCAGTTCCACCTTGAGCACCTGTACCACCTAATGTCCCTGCTGACCCTGCCGCACCAGTAGCACCTGCAGGACCAGTAGCACCTGTACTACCGTACATACCAGTAGCACCTGTACCACCTTGGGCGGCTGAAACTCCAGACGGTCCAGTAGCACCTGTACTACCATATACTCCGGTAGATCCTTGATATCCTGTCGCACCGGTTGATCCAGTGGCACCACTAGCACCTACAATTGATTGTCCTTGTGGCCCAGTAGCACCTTGAGAACCAGTAGCACCAGTCCCTCCGTGGTCACCAGTAGCACCTTGTGGTCCCTGTGGGCCGGTAGAGCCTTGTGGGCCAGTAGAACCTGTAGCACCTGTGGCACCAGTTCCTCCCGGGTTACCTTGAATTCCAAATCCAGTTGCACCCGTTGCACCATAAGGGCCTATCTGACCAGTAGCACCTGTAGAACCTTGATTACCCTGTGAACCTTGAGGTCCAGATGGACCGGTAGCACCTGGCACAGTACTTGCTGGACCGGTAGCACCGGTAGCACCTAATCCTGTAGCACCAGTAGCGCCTGTGGCACCAGGAAGATTACTTATACCTGCCGGCCCTTGTGGCCCTGTTGCGCCGGTAGAACCCGCCGGGCCTGTAGCCCCTGGGCCTCCTGTGGCTCCAGTAGCTCCGGTAGCACCTGTTGCGCCTGATCCAGTAGCACCTGTTGATCCAGTAAGGCCTATATTACCTTGAGCACCTGTGGCACCTGTGGCACCTGCTCCAGTAGCGCCTGTGGCACCTGTAGCACCAGGTGTTCCAGTAGCACCACTTGCTCCAACAAAACCTTGCGGGCCTGTAGCACCTGTTGTTCCTATCGTTCCAGTAGCACCTGTACCACCTTGAGCGGCTACTGTACCCGGAATACCTTGTGGACCAGTAGCACCTGTACTACCAAACTGTCCTGTTGCACCAGTTAATCCTGTTGCACCGGTTGCACCAGTAGTACCTTGATCGCCATTTACACCGGTAGCACCTCGTAAACCTTGTGCGCCAGTAGCACCTGTTGCACCACTTCCTGTTGCACCTGTACCGCCTCCGAAACCAGTAGCACCAGTTGAACCAAATTGACCAGTAGCACCTGTAGTACCGTATTGACCAGTAGCACCTGTTGATCCAAATTGCCCATCAGCACCAGTAGCACCAATTTGACCTTGTTGTCCAGTCGCGCCACGAGGGCCAACTAAACCTGTAGCACCAGTCGCTCCGTCATTGCCTATGGGGCCAGTTGCACCAGTTGCACCTGTAGTTCCCATTGCACCTGTTGCTCCTGCACCGGTAGCACCTTGTGGGCCTGTAGCACCGGTAGCACCTGTGGCCCCTGTTGCTCCAGTATAACCAGTAGCACCTGTAGATCCCAATACACTACCAGCATTAATAAAAGTACTATTGTTTAGATAGATATATAATTCACCTGCCGAAACATTTGCATTTGTTACATACAATCCAGTAGCGCCTGTTGCACCTGTAGAACCAATGTAACCAGTAGCACCTGTAGAACCACTGCCGGTAGCACCTGCAGGTCCTGTTGATCCTTGAGCTCCTGTACTTCCTTGGAATCCTGTAGCACCAGTACCACCTTGTAAACCAAAGTCTGATATGTTAACATTACCTTTCATAGCACTGTGCATAGCACATTGATAATATAATCTGCTAGGTGCGTCTAATGGAATGTCCCAAATTATAATACCAGTTTCTGTTCCGTTATTTTGAACACCGGTAGAGTATGTGCTAGTTGTACCTACTGTTGCTGTTGTTTTAAAATAGAACGGATGTCCCGGAGCATTGATTGCAAACGAATAGGCAAAACCTCTTAATAGGTTTAAATCTGGATTGTTTCTTCCTGTAATAACATACGCTTGGGTTAGGTAGTTTGTTACTGTGTAAGCGACACCACCTTTAAGACCTGTAGCACCGGTTGAGCCAGTTGCACCAGTTCCGCCTTGATAAGCCGCTGTACCTGGAATACCTGTAGAACCTTGTGGTCCTGTACCACCTGTAGCACCAATGAGTCCAATCCCGCCACGTGGCCCTGTAGCACCTGTAGAACCACTACCGGTAGCACCTGTTTCACCTGCTATACCGGTAGCACCAGTTGAACCAAATACACCCGGAACACCTGTGGATCCAGTTTGACCAGTAGCACCTGTAGTACCCTGTTGACCAGTAGCACCAGTACTACCTGTTGTACCTCTTAAACCTTGTAGTCCAGTAGAACCAGTAGATCCCTTTTCACCTGTGGCTCCTGAAGCACCTGTTGCACCTAAACCAGTAGCGCCTGTTGCACCTGCTCCTGTTGCACCAGTAGCACCAATAGTACCAGCAAGTGTCATTGTCCAACTTGTATATGTTCCTATACTGTTAGTCGAGTTTACATTAATAGTTAATGTATTTGCTGTCCAATTGATAATATTACCTACCATTTGAACACCAGTACCATCAGCAGTTATTAAAAGAGTATTACCAACGACATAAGATGTGCCCGCTATGGTAATATTTGTAATAAAGACAGCGGTACCTGTACTAGCGGCAATACTGCTAGTAGATATAATTTTCGGATATCCAGGGCCCTGTGGACCCGTAGCACCTGTTGAACCAATAGCACCGCTTGTTACAACTAATTGCCCCGATGTGTTTAGTCCCAGACCAGGACCAATGATAACTCCACCTAAGGTAGCAGTAGTTGCGGCCTTTAAAGAAATTGTTCCACTGTTAGTAATAGCAATACCGGTACCAATTTTAACAACACCTAATGTAGAAGTTGTTGCTGTTACTACACTGTTAACCTGTGCAATTGTAGCGGTATCAATTCTAACTATTCCACTAGACGACAATAAACCGTAGCCTACTCGCATAATACCAGTAACTGTTGTGCTAGCAATAGGAACGTTAGTTAAGTCATTAAAATTTCCGCTAACACCGACCGGACTAATCGATTGATTCTGTGTGCTTAGTTTTCTAAAATCTAAATCTTGTAATTCAAACTTATCACCAGTTAAACTGGTTATTTCAACTCCAAATGTACCTGTACTCTCAAAGGTCATTACTCCGCCGGTAAAGAGGGGTAATCTTACAGCATTAGTAATATCAGAAAAGTTTGACCATGTAACAGAACTAGCAGTCGAGTCTATCTTAATATAAACACGCATTTTGGCCAGCGTATCAGCAATACCTCTGGGAAAATCTGTTAGGCTGATGTTCATCGTACCCGTTGAAATTGGGTTAATGTAC